TCTCGGAGCAGAGCTTCGCCAAGTGGGCAACCACCACCCCACGCGCCTCGACCAACCAGCAGCGCTCGCGCTTCGAGAAGTTTGGGGCAATCCAGGTTGACGCTGCCGGACGGTCGCTGACCGCCTCCGGGCTGTATACCGGCCGCGATCCACTTCCAGGGTCGCTCACCGACAACGGCATCAGCAACCACCCCGACCACCGCGAGGCGTTCCTCCACGACAACAGCGGCACCATCAAGGTGAAGCTGGACTACGACGTGGCGCGTCTATTCCCCAAGCACCACCATGCGCGGCTGGAATGGACTGGACCGAGCGGGGGCGCCCCCACCGGGACGCTCACCCTGGAGATCGACCCCGACCTTGACGGTTGGACGTTCGCCGGGGCGGGAGGCGGAACCTCCTTCGCGGTCGCGGCGCCGGACAGCGCGCTCATCTTCGAGCTGCGCTACCTGTTCGACGTCAAGAAGGTCCACATCACCCGTCTCGACCAGGCCCGCCTCAACGGCCCCTGGGTAAGCGAGGGGGTGGCCTTCGAGGCCCTCGGGAATGATGAGTTCCTGCTGACCAAGACGGCCACCGGCGAGTGGGACGCGGCAGCCTGGATCGACGTCAATGACGACTTCCGGGTCCGGGTCCAGCCGCAGCAGCTCAACCGCTACATCGCGGTGGGCGCGGATGATGTCGGAGGGACTGCCGCAAACACCGGCGGTTTCGACGCCTTCATCTACTTCCTGATTAGCGGGGAGTTTTATGCTGCGAAGGCCAACTTCGAGGTGGAGGCCGGCCCCACCGTCTACTCGACCAGCGAGTTCTACTGGTTCGAGCGGGTCGGCTCGGTCGCGCGCATCTACACCGGCGGGCCGAACTTCGAGGACGCTGTTCTCTACCATGAGTTCACCGTCGATGTGACCGCAAGCCGCTTCACCAAGATAATGATCCACGCCGAAGGCGCGGCGATCAAGGTGAAGTTCTACCCCCGCGTCGAAGGGGTCAACACCCCGGTAGCGATGGAGGCCCAGGCCGACAGCACCGCTACGGACGTGGCTGACATCGTCGCGGACTTCAACGCCCTGCTCGCCAAGCTGCGGGCAACGGGCCGCATGAATGAGTAAGGAGTATGGCAGCACCAACGAACCTTCACCGCGACCTCGGTCGCATTGAGGGCAAACTCGACGCGGTCATCGGTGAAATGAGGCGTGATGTTCGCCGGGCGCACGAGCGCCTGGACGACCACGGAAAGCGCCTGGAGGTCATCGAGGACCGCGAAGTCGGCCGTGCGGCTACCGTCCGCGCCGCCCGCTGGCTCTACGGAGCCGGCGTGGCGGTCGTGGGCTACGTCAGCGGCGCCCTGGGCGGTGGCTTCCTGCGATGAGCCGGGCCTCCGACGCAGCGCTCGACGCGCTCCACGCGCTCATGGCGGAGTCCATGACGGACGAGCTGAGGCGCGGCATTGAGCGGGCTCGCCTGCCCAAGTCTCACGATGACTATGAGCCGCTGAGCCCCAAGCTCCTGGCGGTCATCCGGGCCTTCCTCAAGGACAATGGCATCGACGCCCCAGCGGCATCCGAGCGGTTCTCCGGGCTGGCCTCACAGCTTGCCGACCTGGACCTCGACGAGGCCGCAATGCAGCGACCTTCCCTCCGAAAACACTAGCCCCTGAGAGTCCCGTAGAGAGCCTCTGAGCGCCTCCGCTACCTACCTAGCGGGGACCTTTGAGATCGCTCTCTGCGGGCGCCCAGCGGCGCGAGAGGCGCATGAAAAAAGCAAAGACCCCCGAGGCGTCCCTTGAGGACGTCCTAAAGGGCTCATTCCTCAAGTTTCTATGGTATGTCTGGACGCGGGTCCTGTTCCTTCCCCAGCCGACCCGCATCCAGCTCGACATTGCCCGATACCTCGAAGGCGGCCCCCGCCTCAGGTTCATCGCCGCCTTTCGCGGCGTGGGTAAGACGTTCCTCACTGGCGCCTACATCGTCTGGCGCTTGTGGAAGGACCCCGACCTCAAGATCGGCGTGGTCTCCGCCAACGAGCGGTTCGCCGCGACGGTCGCCGCCTTCATCCACACCCTGATCAACGCCACCGACGCCGAGACCGGCGAGCGGGTCCCCTGGTCCGAGCTTCGCGCTCGCGGCAAGCAGAAGGACTCGACGATGGTGTTCGACGTCGGGCCGGCGAAGCCCTCCAAGGACCCCTCAGTGTGGGCCGTGGGGGTCACCGGGCAGATGACCGGCGGCCGTGCCGACATCCTCCTGTTCGACGACGTCGAGGTCCCCTCGAACTCCGAGACGGAGGGGCAGCGCGAGAAGCTGTCCGAGCGTATTGGCGAAGCCGCCGCGCTCCGCAAGCCGAACGGCGAGACCATCTACCTCGGCACCTTCCAGTCGATGGCCTCGGTCTACAAGGACCTCCCGGCCAAGGGCTACGGGATGCGGCTCTGGCCGTCCCGCTACCCGCTGAAAGGCAAGGAGACCCTCTACGAGTTCCTCGCTCCGCTCCTCAAGGCGGACATGGAGGCTGACCCAGCTCTCCGCGAGCCGCGCTTCGGGTCGACCCTCGGAGGAGCCCCTACGGACCCCGCAAGGTTCGATGAGGCGGACCTGATGGAGCGCGAGACGGAGTGGGGCCAAGCCGGCTTCCAGCTCCAGTTCATGCTCGACACGAGCCTGACCGACCAGAACAAGTTCCCGCTCAAGACCCAGGACCTGATCGTCATGGACGTCGACCCCGAGCGGGCGCCGATCCACGTCGCCTGGGGGCGGAGCCCGAAGCAGATGCTCCGCGAGCTGGACAACGTCGGCTTCGACGGGGACCGCTTCTACGGACCCATGACGGTGTCCGAGGAGTGGACGCCCTACGCCGGCTCGATGATGGAGATCGACCCCTCCGGGTCCGGCACCGACGAGACCGCCTATGCGGTCACCCGGTTCCTCGCCGGCCGCATCTGGCTGTCCCGCTGGGGCGGCTACCTTGACGGCCACTCAGAGGAGACCCTGAGGGCTCTCGCGGAGATCGCGGTGGACGAGCGCGTCCCCCTGGTCCGCGTCGAGGGCAACTTCGGGGACGGGATGTTCGCCCGGCTGCTCGAAACCGAGCTGCGGCGGGCGGGCTACAAGGGAGCCGTCGAGGTCCACAAGGTCCACGGGGCGAAGGAGGGTCGGATCATCGGCCACCTCCAGCCGGTCCTACGGAACCACCGCCTGGTCGTAGACACCAATGTGGTTAAAGAGGACCTCGAAATCTTAACCAAAGCTGGGTCCAAAGTGGGCAAGTTCGCCCTTTTGGAATATTCCGGCCTGTATCAACTAACCCATTTGGCTAATCAGAGGGGCTCGATCCGCAAGGACGACCGGATCGACGTCCTCTCCAACGCTGCCGCCTACTGGCTCGAACATATGGCTCTCGACAGCCAGAAAGCCGAGGCGGACGAGAAGCGCAAGCAGGACGAGGACTTCGCCCGCCTGGTCGCCGCCACCCAAATCAGCGGCACCGGCAGCTTCCTCCCCGAGGACCCCCCAGGACGCCGTCGAGGTGCCCCGAGGGTGACCTCCTCGCGCTCTCCAGGAGCCCTCCGACGAGCCTTTAAGCGGCGCTCAAGCGCCACATGGAGATGAAATGAAAGTGCAGCTCCTCCTGGCGGCCCTCGTGGTCGCTGGGGGGACCATCGACAGCGGCTGGCCTCCCTCCCGCTGGACTGACGACAACACCGTTACCACCCACTTCACCAACCAGGCCGGCGTCGACCGGCTCTGCGGCAAGGCCCCTCCGGGCTACCGCACCCTCGGCTGCTCCTATCGGGGCAAGCGGGAGATCGTCCTCCCCAATCCCTGCTCGGGAGAGTTCGGGAACGAGGACTTCGCCAAGCTGGTCTGCCACGAGCTGGCTCATGCCAACGGCTGGCCGGGCGATCACCCCCGGCCATGATCACCAGGGACGAGGGGGTCGACGCCTTCCGCAAGGTCCTCATGCTCGCTGAGCAGCAGAAGGATTGGACCCTGGTCGAGCGAGCCATCGGCTTCATCCAGACGGCCGGCGCCAAGGTCACCACGACGGGACCAGGGGAGTGGTTCATCCAGGTGTATACCGAAGGAAGCCCTGATGGGTCCTGAGGAGTCCTGAGGGTTTCCTTAGGTTGGTATTCCCTTGCTCTTTCCCTAGATTGGTAGACTTAGAGGTTTCCTTAGAGGAGACCTTAAAGGTAACCTTAGCTCTCCCCTCTCTCCCGAGTAGTGAGGGATAATTGAAAGGAGGTCGCCAATGACGGTCCATTCCCAAGGTGGCCTAGCAGTCCTGGTCTTGTTCCTGGTCTTGCTCCTGGTCGGCTGCCCCGAGGTCAACACCGGGGTCGGCATCCCTGTCACCGATATGTAAGCGTGACTGGCACGTTAGGATGCCTCTGAGGCTTCACAGGAGCCTCGCTGATGAGCTTTACGGGGGTCCCCGGTAGGTAGGTAGCCTGGAGGGCCTAGGGGCTCTCTACGGGGCTCTCAGAGGCTCGGGCCCAAAATAGCTCAGAACTCCGAAGCCTGGTATTCGTGGCGCCGGCCCCGCTCGCCCCCCATGCGGGTGCGCGCAGGCGCCCGGAGCGCGCGGCTCAAAAGACTCCCACGGGCGCGGCGCGGGGGGCGATCTGGCGCGGCCTCATGGCATCACGCCCCGGCCAGCCTAGGGAAACTGCCATCGGGATGGCGGAATGTGCGCCAATGGAGCCGCATGGGGGGTCCGCATGGGGTCCTGAGGGGTCCTGAGGGGTCCTGAGGGTGGCGCTAGGGCCGATCTAGGCTGGCGGAGCCTTCCTTGCGTCTCTACCTGCTTTTTTCGGCCCCCAGGACCCATTGAGAAGAAAAAAAGTTTCCGCCAGTTTCAATGGCTTAACCCCTAATCCGAAAAAAAAGGCACGTTTAGGGGTTGAACCTTTTAGCCGGATATGCATTTTAGCAGGTGTTCCCGATGACCGGACGCTAGGCGAATGGCTCGGGAATGAGGCGGCGGCCAGCGATATGCGGCCCCGCGCTCCAGCGGCAAAGCTCCCTAGCCGCAATGCCCGGCCCTTGTTCGGCCAATGGGAGCCTCGTCTGACGGGTGGGAGAACCATCCCGTTGCGAGCTTCGCCAGTGTGCGATGCGGGTGCCGCAAGGTGGCCGTAACAGCCTAGGGGACCGCTCCTAGGTGGTGAAGGGACCAACGGGAGTAGGCTACAGCGCCGCGTCTTGCGAGAGCCCTGCTACAGCTAACGGATAGAGTGTGTCCCCTCTGACGTGGGCGCTGCGAGGGCCGGCGAAAGCCGAGCAAAAGGGAAACCTAAGGGCCGCGCCGATAGCAAGGCAAATGCGGCCCTAGGGTTTCTTGAGGGGCCGCCCGACGCGGCGCATCCGCTCATCCTGATTGCCACCCCGAATGAACCTAGCAGCGCATGACGGCCCTGCACCGCCACCGCGACCCCTCTAGAAACCCTCAACGGAGCCTTTCAGATGCTTAAGGACCTGTTTCCCGGTTTGCCCATTTTCGCCGCCGTGCTGATTGCCATCGTGAACGCAACGGAGCGCCACTGTCAGATTGATGGTGGCCGTTCGGTTTGCGTTGGCGCACTCGGCCTTAGCAGGGAGTGACCCTCATGTTTCACTCAACTTATCGCGGAGTAAACATCTACCGCTCCGACGAGCCGGGCTACCGGCTCCGCTGGACAACCATCGCGCCTCGGCTGGCAGCGGATACGCTGGACGGCATCAAGGCGCTTATCCGCGACCGTCTCGATAGGGAGTGACCCCATGCTGCTCGCCACCCTCGGCGTCTTGGCTTTCAGCCATGCCGTCTACGTCCTGATTAGCGCCGCCGTCTTTGCGACCCGGCGCGGTCAATAGTCACGCTAAGGGGATTGACCAATGAAAAATCCTTCAACCCGCATCGCAGACGCCATTGAACGGCTCTATGCGGAGCTTCCGCCGGAAACCTTCGAGAGCGTTGACCGGCTGCGCGATGAGATAGCCCACGCCCTAGCCTTTGGGGGGTTGACTGATACCACCAGCTTCATTGAGCGCGCCAATACGCGCCGCACCTTTCGTCCCGAACGATAGCACCCATGCTCCCCGCCGCTCGGTTTCTTCCCGTTCTCGGCCCCGTCCGCATCGTGATGACCACGTTTGTTTGGAGCCGACAGTCACGCTAATCCACCAGCCACGGAAAGGAGGCCAATCATGGCCCGCAATCTCATTAACATCGGCCTCGCCGTAAACGGCGGCCCCTGCGTCGATTGCGACCGCGCCTTGAACCTGTTGTGGACGCTTGGCGGCGTCCGGGTCTGCAACAAGGCGCTGCTTTGGAGCGACACCGAGCCGACCCTCGTTGTCG